GAGGAGGGGGATCAGGCGCGGGCTGATGATCGTCTCACGGAAACGACGGCAGACTTTTGAAAGGCCGGAAATCTTGGAGCGGGCGAAGGGATTCGAACCCTCGACCCCAACCTTGGCAAGGTTTGGGGCTTGGCTGCTTAGAGTGTTGTTCCATAACCGTTTTTCCATTGTTGTTCTACTCGATTGCCCACGCACTGCCCAAACTCACTTCAATTTTGCCATCGCGCGCGTCCGATGTGCGGCGCTCACCGTGGCGTAACGCTCGACCATGCGGAGCGACTTCCAGCCGCCCTCTTGCCTGATCGTCTCAAGATCGATGCCGGCCATGACGCAATAGCTTGCCCAATGGTGGCGCCAGTCATGGACGTGAAAATCGGTGATGCCTGCCCGTCGACACGCCGTAGCGTGCGTCTTTTTGATCGGGCTGCCGCTCGGCACCTTGTAGCCGCGAGGATCGTGGTAGGGCACGCCACGATGCGTGAGAAACACCGGCCCTTCCTTTGGCGAGCCCTGCGATACCCAAAGCCGGTGCAAAGCCGCGCGCGTCTTGCGATGCATGGTGACGGTGCGCGGCTCGCCGGTCTTGGTCTCCGGGATGAAGATCGAATCGGCTTTCCAGTTGATGTGTGACCATTCGGCGCGCAGCGCCTCGCCGATGCGAAGGCCCTGCCAGCGCAACGTGATCGCGATCGGCTGCGCGTGCTCGGCGTATTCTTCGATTAGCCGGTCGGCCTGGCCGGCCGTCAGATAGCGCATGCGCTTGTTGGACACCTTGTCGCCGCGCGGCAGCTTTGGTGCATCAAAACTCTGGTCGCGGGCGAAGCTGTTGATCCCCGCTTGGAAGGTGGCGCGGAACCGTTGCACGGTCGCCGCTGAAATACCGCCGCATCGCGCCTTTTTAAACTCCGACCATGCGTCGGCCGCCTGCGCGATGCGATAGTCTCCGACGACTTTGTTGATTTGGTCGATGCGCCAGAGATCGTAGGACCGCACACCGCCTGGTCGGGCGATATAGTGCAAGAAAGCATCGGCGATCGTCAGACTTTGCGTCCGCCCTCGAATACCGTGAAGCAATTCGTGCCGGACTTCGGCCTCGAGCTTCGAACGATACGCCTCTGCATCGTCGCGGCGATCTGTTCCTGCAGAATGTTCTTTGATGACGCGCGTCTCACGACCGACACGGACCGTGCCCCTGACGTGATATTTCTTGCCGCGCCTTCTGATCGTGAGCATGTCATCGCCTCAAGGAGTGCCGCATATTGGCGCTCGGTGACGAGAAAGGTCCGATGGCTCGGCCGCAGCAGGTCGACGTGGTGCCGCCCGAAAAGACGCCGCACGCTGCGTTCGCGGTCGCGCCCGGTGATGCGCAGCCGATCGGCAACCTCTGTGAGCGTGAGCGGCACGCTGTCGGGCAAACTGGCCAATGGGACTCTCCCTCCATTCGCCCGTAAGGGTAGAGCGAGAATCCCATCGGCCGAAAGCGCCAAGGTAATGGCGCTGATCCCATTCCCACGGCCTGGCGGGGCAGGGCTGCACGGTTCAATGCCGCGTGGCGAGTATCTCTTCCAGCGCGTCCCAGGCAGCATCCCTGTTGCGATGCCTGCCGGGGATGTTGACATATCGTTCCGGTTCTTTTGGGTTCGCCCGGTGGGCCCTAAAATCGTCGGGATGAACGTCGATCATCAGAGCGACCCAATCCCACCTGCGCGCTTCTTTCCGAAACACGTCGAGCACAAACCAACCGACCGGCGGCCGATCAAGATATTCAGTCTTCGTTGATTGGGTCATGTCACGCACTCGCCGTGTGGCGATAGAAGCCACCATCCCGTTCCGGCTTGATTAGATTGCCGAGCGAGCGGACAGAATAGCCGACGATGCGACCAAGCAGCTTGGACTTCAAATCCTCAGTTTCATAGGGACCGTCGCTCAGTCCCGCGAATATGGGGACCTGCTGGCCGCAATATTCGGCGGTCTCTCTGGTTTTGCGAAAGCCGCAAAGATCGGCAACAAACCATACTAGCGAGTCCGCAGCACCCGGTCCGGTGACGTTCAGCATTGCGGATCGGGCCTGCTTAATTCCGCGGGTGCCACTGTTCCATTGAACGAGGTAAAGCTCTCCGTGCTGAAGCTCACGATCCGATAAATCGACGATGGCATACTCCCCCTTACGTAAGTGGGGCTCCGATCCATCATTGAGCACTGCGAAGCTGCCACCGTTGGGTGGCAACTTTTTAAGTTGCGTCAACGCCCGAAGCTCAGACGTAGGCTTTTTGGTAGCTTTGAACGACATGGGGAAACCCTCCTAGCTGTGCACCGGCCAGGCGGAATCCCGTTTAATTTTTTGCTATGAGTTGATTCGGGCATGACGCGCTGTCCGCAGTGCGTTAGGTCAAGTGGCCCGGGTCGGTTACCGCCGACTCGGGCTGCGCCTTATTGAATCTGATTTGCCCAATCAGTTCAAGCGGCCCAGCCGCGTGGATTTACCCTCCGCCGGAAAGCAGGTGTTGCTCATCCTCGCGCCCCTGTCGCGAGGAAACGACTAGTCCGACATTGGTGAACCCTTTGGAACCGGCGCGGCGCGGCCGAAAATATCGCGCCTCGACTACATAGACCGTTCGATCCATCGCTGCACCTCGCTCGCCCTGCACCGGAACTATGATATCTCCCCGATCGGGCAATACGCCGCCCAAATCTGATAGACCAAATTCCTCGCCATTGCGAAGATATCGGCCGTCAGTTCCCTTCTGCAGTAGCACGACGTTCAATTCTGCCATGACTGTTCTCTCTTCAAATTGTTGCGCCGCCGCCAATTTAGGCGAGTCGCGGCCTTCACAAAATAACAAAACCTCTGTTCTCCAGCTCATAACAAGTCGCATTGCCCTCGGGATTAAGCTGCATCAGCGCCACAGCGTTGAACGTCGCCATCAGCGGATCAATCTTAGCCGTACCAGACGCCGCCTTTGTGATCATCACCGCATTGCCGCGCTGCTCGATCTTGGCGTTGCCGACACACCACGACATCAGAGCTTGGCCGGCGTGGTGCATATGGCCGTCTTCAAGCTTCCGCTCAGTCGTCTTGATGGCTGCGTTTAGCTTGTAACCTTGAGGCACGCCAAAAATTTTCTCGTCGAGACCCAGCGCGGCCACTTCCTCCATGATCTGACCGGCGCCAACGGGATCGATGCCGATCGCCCACTTTTCCGCGAGCTTGCCGGAATCGTAAATCTGGCGGATTAGGTCGACCACTTGAGCAATGTCGTCGCCGCCGCCGTCGCAGATCGAAAGATCGCCAAGGCGCGCCAGATCCTCGATGCGCGCGGCCTCGCTCTTGCGCCTCGCCAACACCGAGCGGCGCGCAAACGCTTTGTTCCACAGCAACCAGCGCCGTGTCTCGGGCTCGCGGCCGAGCGCGGCAAAGCCGAGCAAATCGTCCGATCCACCGCCATCGATGCCGGTGACGATGACTTCCGACCGCTCGATCAGCTTCTCAAGCGTGAGTGACGGATCGGCGCAGGCCTCCCAATATTCGGCAGCAACCCACCGATCGGTTCGCAGCGCCAGGCCGATCTCGATGTCGAGGTGTTGGCTTGCCCAGCGTCGCACTTCGGCTTCGCCGGCAGCCTTAGCGCCTTCAAAGTCTGCGATCAGGCGGTCGATCGACAATGATCGTCCATGGTTCGGATTGACCATCCACCAATTCGCGGGATTGCGCCATTCGCCGGACAGAGCGATGTCGTCGGGAAACTCGTAAAGAACCGGCAGCGTCGCCCCGACAATCTGGCCGTCGCGGATCGCCCGCGCCTTCATCAGCTCGGCGCGGAATACGCCGGCCGGCTGCCGCTCCGATTGCGTCGTGATGAAGAACAGGAAGGCTTCCGGTTGCGATAGCAGCCCGCCGCGCAATTGGCCGATGACACGATCGGCATCGGGTTGCGCGCTGATGACGTGCAGCTCGTCGATCAAGACGCCCGCCAATTTTGTGCCGGTCAACACGCGCGCATCGAAGGTCTTGATCTTGAGCTTTGCACCGGTCTGCTTGTCGGTTATCTGCTTAAGATGCTCCTGAATGCGAAACGATTTCTGCAGAAACGGGTCGGCCTGCACCATGCCGATCGCCTGGCCGAACGCCAGGTCGGCGATTGCCTGCGTCGGGCCGACGAGCAGGAATTCGGCGCGCGGGCGCTTGTTCATCAGTAGCGCCGTCAGCATCAGCGCGGCCGAGTAACTTGTTTTGCTATTCTTCTTTGAAATGAGGGCAAACACTTCGCGGACGCGACGCTCGCCGGCAGCATCAAGCGAACCGAATAGCGCGGCGACGAT